ACCACCATCACCAAAATAGGTATCTGGATCCATAACCAAGTTGCCACCAACATTGTTAGTAGATACAGTTGTCACTTTCTTCTGTGATAGACTATCCAATTGTGACCAACTGAATAGATTTGGATTTGCTGTGATTGTAATGTCCTGTAATGCTGGGGTATCAATGGTTCCTGCGTCTACAGTATGTAGTACTGGATTGCCACTTCCTGTGCTCAGGAAATCTGCCAAACCAGGATCTGTCCCATCATTCACACGCACTAACAATTTAGCGAAATTACCACTAACTGCTGCGTTTATATATGCCACGGTTTTCTCCTTATTGTATGCTTATAAACCTATATGTAAATGTGTAAATTAAAACATCCCCCTCATATGAAACTTCATAATCACACAATCTACCTACCACTGATGTAATTGTATTCACATCCTTGGCACCTACGATTAAACTAATCGCACTATCGAGACCATTGGGTTGATTCTTGGCATCGACACTAAAATATGCTCTAACAATATTCTCGATTTCACTAATATCATTGCCAGGGGAAAGGACAGGATAAAGTACTCTTTCTAATTGCTCATCACGATCAATATATAATTTCTTCATATTTTTCATGTAAAGCGGAGTTGGTCCATCTGTCCATGGTAGTTCACTGGCACATTTAATAGCAGCATTAGTCAATGCTGTATTGAGATATGTAACCAATTGACTACGCATTATTTTACCCTCGCCAATGGTGTGTAACCACGACTTCTACGGCGTACTATAGGACGAAGTAATTTCTCTTCTTCTTCTACAGTGCCATCATCGTCGCTGTCATAGAAATCACCTAAACTCATGAGTTCATCCCAAAGAGCATTAAACTTCTCTTGGTATAACGCAATCTTACGCTCATCAACACTGCCTTCAGTAAAATCACCTATCTTAGGATAGATATAGTTGGCTAATGTATGATATACGCAGAGTTCAGTCCAATCTGTTTGACGCATTATCTTATTCTTATTAGGAGTAGGAATTGTTATTCCCACTCCCAATGTTCCAGATATGGCTACATTATTGTAGATTCTCCACCAATCACTGGCTTTTAACTTTGACATAAGACGATCTGTGCTACGAGTCAACATATCCTCTACAATTGCCTCAGTTAAACCCTCATTGGCGTCGAAGACACGGCTGTCAATTTCTACGACATCATCGTATTCTGCGAAACTGATAACATTGCCACTACTAATAATAAATGCCATGATCTTCCCCTTGGTAATTAAGATGCGATTGCTACGGTTGGTAGGTTATTAGTTCTAAAAAACATACAACCAACAGCAACACCAACCGCACCCATGCGTAGGGCTTCATTGCCCATATCGCTTAGAGCAGGGATGGTGCTTTGTGTCACACTACCAAGTTGGCTCAGAAGAGCGTTCTCTGTAGCAGGACCAATAAATGCTGCGTAAAGACCATTGGCCATTGTTGGAGCATTCTGAGCACGGAGTGCTGCGACTGCCTTAGCAAAATGACTTAGATCAGCAACTGTGTTAGAAGTACTATCACCAACAACACCATTACTTAGAACATTGCGTCCCATGCCACTGCGTAGAACAGCAAAACCATCACGGATGGTAGCACGGAATTGATGTAGATCTGTATCTGGGTTGTACCACATATTGACTTGTGGTTGACGCTTGATAGCATAAGCAACTGCTTCTGGGCTTACAACAATATTACACTCATATGAAGCATATACTGCTGTGCGACCACTATTACTGAAAGCATCTTTCATTGCTGTGAAACCAGCAACATCAGTTGCTTGAGCCAAACCACGGCTTAAACGAGTAATAACTTGACCTTGAACAACAGCCAAACCACCATCTTCTAGTGCTTCAGCATGTACATCTGTTGCTTTACCTTTCTTGCTTAGGGTAAGACTTCTGTGCTAGCATCTGTCCAACTGTTTACCAAAGGAATCTGTAGTGTGTTGCCACCAGTATTCTCGATATTATATTGAGTTTGGATAAACATTGGGTTTGGTAATAGGACTGCGTCCTCATAATAAGGAACCAAATCTGCTACGATATTAGCATACAGTTCCTGAATTCCACTTGTAGTTGTTGCCACGATATTCTCCTTGTTTATTTACGGGCTGTATTATTGCGAAGTGCTTCAGCACCTCTTAACGCTATACCCATGTTAAATTCTGATTTCTTAGTCATCATAGACTTAATATCAGCATCAGTAATAGAGTCAATTGGTCTCAGAGGATTCTGGGATCTAAACGCAACATAGGCACTGTTGTATGCCCTGTCAGTTTTCATTCTATCTCTATCAACTGATTTAACACTGGTATCACGAGGTGACTTATCCATATTTGGTATTTCCACACCTTGCTTAGATGTTGGTAATCCTAAAATCTTAACGACATCATTCACGGCACCCTTATAATCTGGTTTTTCACCATCCTGTGTGTAGAATGATTCACCATTACGGAGAATAAATTGTTCTCCATCTATTTGGATCATACTGCGAGCCTTCATAAGGTCAACGACTGCTTGTCTTTGTTCCTTATTAAGATTAGATGGCATATTAGAATATAATTCAGACATATGTTGATTTAAGATCATTTGCTCTTGTAAGCCTTTGATCTTTGTCTGAAGTTCCTCAACTGTTGCCTCTTTTCTCTTTAAGGTATCACGCATTTGATCGACATTTAAGGTATTATTACCTTCAGGTCCTGCTGTGCGTAATGATTTTACAACGGATTTTACCTGATCTAAATCATCTACTTCGAGATCATTTAACACTTGGCGTAATGCCTCTTGTTTAGCATTGGCAGCAATTTTATTAGTCTCATCTCTAGTATAGATTCTGTGACCATCTAAAAAGACTTTGCCATCCCTCGTTTCGAGTTTAGGTGTAGATTCAGCACTTTTAGCCTCTGCTGTAGGAGGGACACTATTAGGTTCGCTAGCATCAATCGTATTATCGTTCATATTATCTCCTGTTGATCGTAGTAAGATACGGACTTGTTATTTATTCTGAATTTTCTGTATATGAACTATCAATAATGTGTTTGATCTTAGTTTTAATAGCCTCAATCATATCATTATATTCTTCTTGACTTTCATATTCAGGTGTTTCAGGATAGATTTCACCCTCATCAGGGTGTTCTGTGTAACCATTGGCCATGGCCTGGTTATGTTCACTATCATTATTGACAGTCACAGATTCCCCTGATTCTGGATTTACCATTTGATGTGGGTACATAGGTGTTTCTTCTATATCAGCAGGCATAGATGATATTGTTGAATAATAAGGCTTCATACGCTCTACTAAATCTAACATCATCTGAGTAGTCTTTAACTCATTCTCTATACCTTTATTGCCATACATTTTATTGTAAGTGATCGCAAAATCACTATATAGGTCTTGATTCATCCAGTCATGCCAAATAACCCACATACGATATTCAGCGTTTTCCAGACTGGTGGCCTTCTTGCGAACAAAGGCTTCTAACTTGGTGTCATACTGCTCTATTTGTGCTCCACTACGACTAGCCTTTATAAGGTCTTCGCTACGAATCATAGCAACAGTATTCATTTTCTCGATCATTTGATCAATTAGTGCTCTCATTTCTGAAAGACTTTCTATTGGAGGTGCCTTAAATTCGAAGGCATAAGGATTTTGTCCTGGAACTCCATTAGTTGGCACTATAACAGTTGTACCTGGTTCAGCACCAACACTTCCACCATTTAGTTCTATTGTGGCCTCATCAACGATATTGACAGGATGAGCACCATAAGTAATACCAGCATAGATTTCAGCACTATAACCATAGATACTACGCTGGATTTGGGCAATATCGAATATTGGAGTATGCCCAATACCATTAAACACTTTCATTGATTGATATACAGGGTTGATTGGGATATAACCTAATTCATTATTTTCTATAAATCTATACATACCATCATCAGCAATTATACCTTCTAGATCAATATTAAATGTGGTATCTTTAGGTATCCAAACAGTTTCTATTGTACTTGGAGTGAATACACGATAAACAACAGCCTGTTCATCATCACCAACTACAATGGCTATTTTGCGTAATTCTAGTTTACCATCAGTACGATATCCATATTCCCAATTTATAACATCTAATGGATTATGAATAGCAAACAATGGATATTCACTATCTGTTGGCTTAACACAACTGATCCAAACAACTCCAAATACTGTAGTGAGAATATCTACTTGACTCCAGAATTCATTAAGACTATTTCCTTCACCATCAACATCTTTGGTAAAATCATCAATAACCTCTTCCATTATACTATCATCTTCATACAATTTTCTTACTGGAGCATTCTTGAATAAAATAGAATTGTATTCACTAACATATAATCTCACATAAGGATAGACTGGTGTATTGTGTAATTTTTCATGATAGAAGGTACCTTCTGCTTGATTTAATCCTGCCTCAGCATTAGCAGCACTGCTGGCACGATTTACTTGTGCTTTAGATTTACCTAAATAATCACCTGTTTCTGTAACATTATGAATATTTACTGTATCACTTGGTGTTTGGAAATCAACTTTGTAGGCTTTAAGATACTGCCCTTTTCTCCATTCTACTCCACCAATATAGGCGTTATAAGTGAGACGCCAATCTGTTTTATATCGTCTATATAGACTGTGTTCTGAGGACAGAAACTCTTTAAGTGATGCCATTATTATTGCTCCAATAATTTTCTAATACTAATTGTTGACCTAACAGTATACGGTGGCTGCTTGAATACAATTTTACCTTTCCCATTAGTCTGATTGAGACACATTGGATTATCAACAGCATTACAGCGTTTAAGATGTAATATTTCTGCTATTTCCATTTGTTCGAATGTCCCTGTTTCTAAAATCTCTCTTTGCCATTCTTTTGGTCTGGCTTCTATGAGTGGTCTTACTAATTCTGAGGAACAGATATAACCATCATCTTCTGTTCCAGTATGTCTTCCAATGTAAAACATTTCTGATGGCATATGTGTCCACCTATATATAAACGAGAACTTCATTTATTTACCTTCTTTGATTTACCTTTATTCCAAGGTTCGCGTCCTTTTAGTGAATTTGCCATCTTTCTAACTCCTTCTTCTGGCATTTGTTTACCTTTATTCCATGGTATAGATTTACCTTTCTTGGCAATACTCATTTTAATCCTAGCCTCAGGACTATTAAACTTAACTATGAATCTACCATCACCATTATGTTGATTATATGATAGAGGATCATTTCTAGCATCACAGCGTTTAAGATATTCTGTTTCCTTACAAACAACTTCCTCTTTGGTAGTACCAATATACAAAAAGGATTTAATCCATTGAGTTGGATTAGCAATAATCAATGGTTTAACAATTTTACTACTACAAATATAGGAATCACCTGGATAACTCCCACGAGCAGTATGAGATCCTATATAATACATGCCTGTAATTATATTTGTCCAACGATAAACATATGGTTGATATATCATAGATAAACTCCTGTAGAACGCCTTTGAGGTGCTCGTGCTTCGAACTCCTCTTTTAATGGAAATGTATTCTGTGTAACATATCTAATAAGATCACCAAAATGATCATATACATTATCTTTATGAATCTCGCTTGTACCTGGTCTATATACTAGATTGATTAAACTTTTAATAATTTCCCTACAACAAGGATTTACACTAAATCTATTCTGCTCGATTAGTAAATTGACAGCATTGACTGTATCTTTAACACTAGGATTGGTGGCATTATATTTGAATTCACATCTAAATTGCCCTAAAACTTGTTTGAGAATATAGATATCTGTAACACCATAATCTGCTGATGTTTTACGCTGTTGTCCAGCAGCATCAGGACAAATTAGCAATCTTGGCTTTTTCAGTTGATTACCAACCATTCTAGGAACTGCCCATCTAACTTTAATCATTTCTGCTAATTCCTTAGTTCCAGCATTTTCTACAAGTATTTCATCCACCCAGTGTAATTTATTATTATCTAAAATCTGAGCAGCACCCGCACTGAGTCTACTGACATTGAAATCGACACCAACATATATTGGTTTATCCCAATTTATATTCATAGTATTGAGATGTTGACTTTCATTAAAACTTTTATATACACGACCTTCTAAACTTGAGAATTCTACCATAACATCCTGTTGATAACTCGACACAGATTTATTACGCTTGAGTACCTCTATTTCATCCTTACTAATTACGCCCATTTCTTCAGCAGTATATCTACGATAATGCCAATATAATGAATCAATGATTCCTGGTTCACCTTGATTACCATAAATGAAATCATAGAAATGATTCCGTCCATTAGGACTAGATATAATAATCATACGACCACGCTCACGACCTGGAGTAGCAGTTAAACGATTCTGTATTTCATATATTACATCACGCTTCATAATTGCTGCTTCATCTAAAATGGCTAAATCTAATGTTAGACCTCTTATGCGTTCTGGATGATCTGTACTACGCATTATGATACGACTACCATTAGTAAATTCTATTAGTTTATCTGTTTCATTCACAGTGAGAACTTGTTTGCCCATAAAAGGTGTAATCCATGGAGTATACTCTTTCCATACAATATCTGACAACATTTTATAAGTTGGACAAAAATAGGCAATGATGCTACCTGGGTATTTTTCAGCATGAATTATCATTTGAAGGAAACATAATAATGTCTTACCACTACGAATACTAACCACAAAACAACTATTGCGTGAGAGATCAGACATCAATTCGAATAATTCCTGCTGTTTACCTCTAAGTTTAATTTCCATCTTTATCACTATATACAATTGTTATAATTGGTTGTTCACCTGTAGTATCAATATTGATTTCAGCACCATCTCTGGCTTGAGGAATAAATCTATTAAGATACCATTTAAGATCTTCTGTATCATTATTATTTAGAGCCTTAGAAATAGCCACTTCCTTGAGAATATTCCAAGCATTGAATATATCTTTGGCCTCAGCCTCATTGTCTAAGAGTTGGTAGAAATGATATTTAATGTTCTGACTACGACCTGATGGCGGGCGGCCTGCTCCTGGACGCTTGCCACCTCGACCTGTGATCTTTGTTGATTCAGTAATCGCAGGTAAGATTTCCATTTCCTCTTTGGTACTAACAATATTGGTAGTTGTTTCATCATCCATCCATTTATCCTCATTGATTATTCATGATTATTGCGTAATCATTGTATTTACTCTAATTCGAATTAGCAAGATTTAACATTGTAATTTGTGCTTCTAAGTTATCTATAGCCATATCCATTGATTGACTGATCATCCTTTAGTACAAATCTCTACTGCTACTTGATTATGGCTTGATACTTTTCCAATATACTTATAGGTTATATTATATTTTGAAACAAACTCTTGAAATGCCTTAAATTCATCTAATTGCCACCCAGGATAATTGATATATTCATCGAATAATATAACTGTGCCAGGAACAATATGATTATGCCATACATTAAATATATCACAAGTACTAGAATACAAATCACAATCAATATGAATCATTTTAATTGATTGTATATCATCTACACCTATTTGATTGAATACTATTGATGGCGATAAATCCTTAAATAATCCAATAACCAAATGAACATTTGATTTTACTTTAGGTACAGTTGCCTTAAAACTACCTTTACAAAATCTATTTGTCCAATCATGCGGTAAACCATCGAAACAATCAAGACCAATTACTATGTCATTTGGACATTCTCTAGCAATATGATTTATAGTGCGTCCTGTTGATACCCCAAATTCTAATATCACACCTGGCATTCCTAAATCTTGAATATACTCGCATACATATTGCCTAAGATCATAATCAGTATTAAAATTCATCGTAGTACGCATCTTTGCGAGGTTATATTCTGCTGCTGATTCACTTGCTAATCGTTTAGATGTAAATTCATAATCAATCACATCCTTATTCATACCCATAACATTGCGTTGAATAATGTTAGGTTGTGGCCAACGATACCATTCATTAAATTGATCTAGTATTCTGTTTATTGTTTGTGGAATTTTCATATCTACAAATCCTTTATAATCGTAACAGTATTTATTTAATGATACAACTAATTTTATGGTCTGTTATCTAGATACAATAAACAAAGCATTGAACTGTGATCCCATGGATCTATTATATTTAGATTTAGCAGTATCTTTGGTGCGTAGATTGTTAGGCAAATCAATACCTGTTCATAAACATATTCCACAGCAGCCAGAGCACAATACCAATGTTCATTATTCCATTTATGTAAATTGGCATTCCAAATGCGTGTATCATTGATATCTATAGTACCATCTTCTATAATAATATTATTCATTACTTCAGTGATATGGCTCCATAATTCGAAACCTTTTTCTACTAATTCTTCATATTCCTGATCTGTCATTTTAGTTCTCCTTTATTTGTTTAATCAATTGATCTAATTTGGCTTCTAATTTTTCTGCGATTATGATGCCTCGAATTGTCAATACAAAAGTCCAAATCAATAATAAAATAATCATGATTATATCTATCATATCTATAAATTGTTTACAGTCTGACCAATGTATCATCTAGTTCTCCTCAATCTGAACAGTTGCTCTGTTACATAAGTATTTATCTATGATAACAAAATACCGCCTATTATGGCGGTATTTTAGTTGATTTACTTTTGTTTTCTATAACCTAATCGATGTTTTCGAGTAACTGATGCGAGATGATCTGCTCTTCGCACTATCTTGACATTGACTTTGTGCCATGGTTTGGTATTATCGATACGAGTCATTGTTAGATCATCACTACCTTTCCCTCGTTGATTCCATAATTCTGGAGTCCATAATACAACAAACTCCTCCCACTCTAATTGCCAAGATTCATCGCGAAACTTGGCTTGACTACGCATAACTTGAAACGCTCTTCTCATTTTAGGATCATGATCTTGAGTTGTCATTGGTGATCCCCATATATAAATTGATTATAGCCAATAATCTAAGATCATCATCGTCAGTGCTGTTGACAAGACGATCATATGTACTACTATTAGATCCATTTGTGATCTCCTTAGGTTTCTGACCCATATACTCCTTATACCATGCTGCTGGAGGAATCACAATAATATCTCGATGTTGTATATAGGCCAGATAATTCATTATGCTCTCCCTAATAGTTCCTGCTTGATGATATCACCAAATTGCCAAACAATTACACTAATTACAGCAAGGTATGTGGCTTCCATTGGAGCACCTTTAATTACACTAATCACTGAACTCATAAACAATATCATTGATGTAAACAAACTACCTAAATAAATCATAACCATTTCATATCTCCTTATCTTTTGGTATTTCTCTTAATATCTATCGAACCATAAATTATCATTGATATATACATCACGCATACAAACAATCCCATTATTGGACTGCCATAATTGAGTATGGTAATGTAATTTCCTTAAGTTTAGTCCTCAACTCACGAGCATTGCGAATCACATTATTTAGATCTCTAATATATCCCTCTAAAGTTTCTAAATCATATTCTGCTTCGCTCGAGATATAATAAAACATACTATCAATTGGATCACGCAGATCTTCTAATAGATATTCCACTTCTACTAATTGCTGCTCTTCGATATCGCTCATCTCTATTTTAATATTATCTACTACTTGTGTCATTTTAGTTCCCCT